CATCAGATGTTAAAGCAGGGGGTCAGCCCATAGTCACCTTGGGTTAGCGGCTCGCATTCACAAACCATTCACAATAAAATTAAAAACTTTCAGACTTGGGTGTGACCAGTCACGTTTTGCTGTGACCAGTCGCGCGCGAGCCGCTATGCCTGGCTGTCCAACAACTCCACTGTTCCACAGTCACAGGTTCCACAGGAAGATCACAGCCAGCACAAAGACTACAACCACAACGAACGCAATGCCCGCTTCACGCAGGTCAATCAAAGCACGCCTATCAGCAACAACAATATTGTCAGCAAGTCCATCAGCCTCTCAGCAATCCCTTGCGCTTTCGAGCCAGGTTCTTCGATCGGCTCATCGCCCTGATGTTTCCAGAAGAGTTATCCATCGCATTACCATTCCTGTGATCAACGTCTTTACCGTCGCCAACGCTGACACTGCCGGTCTTCATCAGCCTGTACCTTGCACGGTTCCTGCTCGCCCTCTGCTTTCTGCGGAGTGGTGTCTCGGCTGCGTACTCGGCCCGATAGTTCCTAGCCATTTAGCAGTCTCTTCTTAGCCCTGTTGGTCTTTGCGTTGTAACTGTAATCACTTGGCTTGCCACCGCTCGTCCTGGCAGCTCTGTCCTTAGCTCGTTGTCCTGGTGTCATCGCGCCACGTTGCTTGCCTTTTACTGTCGCTGTGTTCGTACCCTTCCTTAAATTGCCAGACTTCTGCAAACCCGCTGTAGCAATCGCATACGCACTACCTTTGCTGTGCCCTTTACGTTGCAGCTGTCCAACCAACCGATCAAGTAAAGCTGGCATCAGTAGCTCTTGCGTGCCAGCCGCTTGCGTGTCGCCTTGCGGTTGGCAGCCATCTGTCGGCGCCTTGAGCCCATCACCGCTGTCCGCTTCTTTTTCTTTGGCATCAGTTCGTCTCCACCAGCTTGACCACGTTGTCTGTGGCCTGTTTTTCGGTCTGAACCGGCTGCATCACAGTGTCGTCAGTGCCTCCGCCCCAGCTGATCGTAATGTTGCCCACCTGGTTTGTGTCCTCGACATTGTTGCGTATGCCCCGAGGCTGCATCCTGGCAAAGCACCACTTCATCGTATCAATCTCAACCCTGCGTCTCTGCACTTCAGCGTTGGCCATGTGCTTCTCGACACCGTCCAGCGGCTGTCTGGCCAGGTCGAACATCTCGTCGGCAAGTATCTCGGCGCCGATCGCCCGAGCCCTGACATACATCTCATGCAGGTTCTCGTCACGCTGCACAGACTGCAGCACTGTCACCCAGTGCGGCATCTTGTCCGAGCTGTCGCAGATCGAGCGCAGGCTTTTGCCTTTCGCAAGTTCGTCGCAGACCAGCTGCATCCTTGTCCTTGAAAGTCTGCCGGCCATGAGAACCTCACAAAAGGTAGCCCCCGCCCCGCATCTGATCAATGGGGAGGTACGCGAAGCAGGGGCCGAACAGGGAGAAATCCTGCACGGCAGTCAGCAGCCGTACAGGGTACAAAACTAAACCCTGATTTCGGTACATTAGGCAACAATAAAAAACCTAAAAAGTTTATTTGCATTTTAGAAAGTAGTACAGATTGAGCAGCGCCTGCTCATACTTCCGCTTCACGGTACGCCGATCACAGTGCATCAGCCTCGCCAGTTTCGACCACGCCGGACCACGGTTTCTGAACGCTGCGCTGTGTGCCGCAGACCACAGCAATTTTCGGTCATAATCGTCCGGCAGCTGGCATACCCAGCCGAGCACCCTGTCGTAGCGATCCACCTGTTCATTGCTCGCCTTGCCCAGGCTGACATGCGTGACCTCCGGCGTATACTCGCCCCACTCCGGCAGCGCATCGGGCCAGCTGGAGTACGACTGCCTGCGGAGAGCCGGCGGCATACGCCGCTCAGTCTCGGCGGCTTCCAGCAACCAGAGATGTAACCTTAGCACTGAATAACTCCCGTTCTGTTTCACTCATCTCTCCTAACACCCTCCAGTAGTTTTCCAGATCCTGACGGGACAGATGTTTCTCTGCAAATTGCTGCAGGGGTGATCGGCCTGATCGCTCCCCGGTTGCCACAGCACGATAACGCGGGTTGGCCATCTTCACCGACTTGTGGAGCAAATCCGAGACGGCGCTTTGATAAGCTTTAGAAGCTTCTAGTTTAACAGGTTGTAAATAATTGTTATAAGCTTCTGAGAAGCTGTTGGAAGCTATAAGCTTATAGCTGCTCTTAGAAGCTTCTATAAGAGAAGCTTCTAGAAGCGCCCCGAGATATTCTTTCATCCTCGACTTGTCCACGCTGTTGTCCACAGCAGCTGTGAGTTGTTTTATCCCCGCTTTTCCACCGCACTCGATCAGTGCACAAAGGACCATGAATGCGGCATGGGAAATCATTCGCCGATCTCTTTCAGATACTCGATCAGCTCGACGGCCAGCTCGCGACGACCGTGATGATACGGCGTACCATACGGATGATCGTAGCAGTTTTTCTTTTTATCGAAGTGGCCGTTTTTCTCGCACCAGGCGTCGATCCTCTCGACCTCGGAGTTGAGCCTGCCCATGATGTCAGGCATCGTCAGAGCCCGTTGGCTCACAACAATGAACCTGACCGTTATGGCAGCCGTCGTAATCGCAGGTCACCAGCCGGTCGCCCGCCGCTCCCTCGATGTGAGCGTGCTCAAGCCTGTACATCGGTATCAAGCCCTTGCCGAGACACTTGGGGCAGATCATTCCTCATCTCCGGTCGCGCCCCACTGGGCCAACGGATCAACATGTCGCAACTCGGAGTTACCAACTGGTCGTGTCCAGATGTTATTACAGGCAAGGCATTCGTACTCGTTGCGATCACCCAGAGTTACCAATAGCTCGGTGTCCTCCGATCCGCAGGCGGGGCATCGATGGCCCTGTATCACGGCAGCCTCGCATGAAAACAGGTTGTGCCGTCGAAATGGTGGAACGGCCACATGCGCTGCCTGGCGTCGAACAGATACCAGCAGCAATTATCCAGACCTGTCGATTTACTATCAGGTATCCACTTGACCCGCCCGATGGAGACAATGCTCCGGCAGCTGGACATGTAGGGGATCGCCTGTTTGGTATGCATCCAGTCTGCATCGATGAGAAGCCAGCACGGGCGGATCTTCGACAGGTTCTCAATGATGGCGTGCATGACATCACGCTCCCACGGAGGGTTGGTGATGAAGTAGTCCGCATCGCTCGAGGTTATGAGGCGGGCGTCCATGCTGGTGTCGATGGTCAATCCCAGATATAGATCCCTTGCCCTTAGACATTTGTGACCGAAATTTTCCAGATGCTCCACCAGCTGGCCATCACCGCAGCACGGCTCGTCGAATGTCGAGGACGGCTTGAGGTGCGGCAGGAGCGGAAGCACAGCAGCCTCAGGCGTTGGGTAGTCGTCACGCGGCTTGCGTGGAAAGTCGGAACGCTTGCCCATCAATCACCATCCCTCTTCGATGCAGACGGCTGTGAAGAGCTGCGTGACGATCTGCGGGACAACGGCATTTCCCAGTGATCGCAGACGGTGTACCCGATTTCGTACCCCATGAGCCACTCGACAAATTCGGGGTTCAGCTGGCCACCTCCAGGCTTCACCTGGTCCTTCGCATAGACCGCCCTCGGCAGCTGGTCCTCCCTCTTTCTCTCGCTGCCGTCCGGGTTGGTTGCGTCGTACATCCAGCTTCCCGGATTGTCTTTCCAGTCCCTCGCAGAAGCTGTCGGCCACATCTGCACTGCCGCATTGAGCGGGACTGACCTTTTGTTGCCCGTCCGCAAATCCTTGCCCGTCGGGCTCACTGTTCCCGGCGCAAACGTCCGGCCACCGCTCGCCATGTGCGCGTCCGGCGTTGGCCACAATCCAGACCCGCTGTCGTCTGTGCGGGGCATCGACGGAAACAGCTCCAAGTACAAGCGTCCTTGCGGAGTAGCCTTCATCTTCCAGGTCAGATAGGACTTCGTCGAGGCCCATAGTGATGTGACCAGGCACGTTTTCAAAAATGCACCAGGTGGGCCGGACGGCAGCCACGATCCGATAAACTTCCGGCCAGAGATGGCGGTCATCCGCCGTGCCTCCGCGCTTCCCGGCAAGACTGAACGGCTGGCATGGATAGCCAGCTGTGAGGATGTCGATGTCCTGGAACTCTTCGGCGGGGAAGGTTTTGATGTCGTCGTAGACTGGGACATCGGGCCAGTGTTTTCTGAGGACGGCCTGGCAGTAAGGTTCGATTTCACAGAATGCGACTGTGGAAACATCTCTGCCTGCTCCTGCGATTCCGAGGGCGAATCCTCCGATGCCGGAACACAAGTCCAGATGTCTGATTTTTCGGTCACTCACTGCCCGCCATTTCAGCCCGGGCATCCTTCAGCACCTGGTACTCGATCTCGGCTTCGTAGGCGCAGCGCGGACAGGCATCGACGCCCGCCGGCGTGGTGCGTGTCCGCTTGTTGTTGCACGCCCTACACATCTTCGCGCCTGACGATTGCAAGGGTGTAGCCGAGGACATTCAGAACAGCCTCCAGATTGGTGATGTTGGGGTTTGATTTTGTGCGCCAGGCGTGAATTGATGTGAGGCTGACGCCTGCCGCTTTGCAGAGGTCGATGGTGTCTACGGCCTGCTCATTCATCAGCTCCACAAGCCGCACGACCAGCGGGTTGCGATTGATGGGCGGCGGTACGCCCTTGTGGAACCTGGGCATCAGGCCCGCAGCTCTATTCGCTGGGCCAGGAAGTTTCTGACCTCGTCAATGGATCTGACTGTGGAACAGTGCCCGCCAGCCTTGTCCAGCAGCGTCAGCACCGTTTTCTGGGTTTTCGTCAGTTTGCCCTTTTCATTCTTGACTTCCAGATAGATCGGACCCCAGGCTGGATCGAACCAGTAGTCCACCGGCACCAGCAGCTCCAGATCCGGCCAGCCTGCCTGCAACCCCAGCTTTTTAAGCTTGGTGCGGTAGCGGACATGGTGCCTGCCCTCATTCGGCGAATGGTGAACCATCGATCCCTGCGGCAGTGCGAACTGCAGCCAGGAGACAATCGAAGAGTGGATTTCAAACTCCGATGGTGAACTCAAGGATCAGATCCTCCGCCTTCAGCGAGCCGTTGGAAACCAGCAGCATCCTCCGCAGCATTTCCAGGCTGGGCGTTTTCTGACCGTGGATCAGGTAGCTGACATAGGCGCGGCTGCAGCCCATTCGACGTGCAACCTGTTCATGCGACTGGCCTGACTTTGCAACCCAGTTTGAAAATGTAACCATAACATCTGATTACTGTAACCTGGAGTTACTGGTCAAACGAATTTAACTAAAATGGCCATTTTGCTGTGCTGTCTATTGCCAAACGTGGTTCTGATATCTAATGATGTAACCACGGGTTACTTAAATGAATAAACTTAAACGAGCGCGTGAGGAAGCAGGCCTGACAGTCACACAGCTTTCCGGGCGTCTTGGCATTGCACCGGCGGCCTATCGCCGCTACGAAAGATCTGAAGTCTTTCCCAAGATAAATGTCTGTCAGGAAATCTGCCAGATACTCGGTACAACGCTGGGCAAGGTTTTTGATGAGGAACACGAACCCCCGACGAAAGTTGATCTGTCGTATCGGGCACGCCCCGGCCAGACCCTGTACATCAAGATCGAGGTCGATGAAAACGGCGACATGATTTTGCAGGATCAGGACAGAAACGTGAAAAAAATTGCGTAACCAATAACACCCATAACTATCCTATAGCCGCACCAGCGGCTTTTTTTTTGCCCTGTTTTTACCACGCCCAAACACACACAGTCATGTACAGTTATAGGTAGGTATATGTAACATGAATGGATATTTATTCCCCTAGATTCCTTATTTGACAATAAAAGACATTCTGTGGTTATCTTGGCTATAAAAGAAAACTGGATTGAATGTGGTGATCAGGGAAAACAATCTGGAATCGTGGTGGAAAAGATTTAACTTTCAACATCACTCGCCTTCGGGAGCAAGCCGTCCGACATGCCTTGAGATTTTTGAGAAGGCTATCGCTCGCCCTGCTAAAATGTACTCCCCCCCAGGCTGCGCCATGAAAGCCGGAACAGCATGCCATGAGTATGTCGAGCGGGTGCTGGTCAACGGCGATGACCCGGCTGATGCCATGCGGCATGCCATCTCCATCCTGGATGAGCACAAGGTCCAGCAACATTACCCGGAAGATCAAACCAAGTTCGATATCATCCGCAACGGTCAGTACAAGTCCGATATCTCGGAGCAGGAAGATCTTGTGATCAATCTCACGCTGGAGCATTTGCTGCTCGGCGCCAGGGAAGCCGTCAAGGGAGAGAACAAGGTCGAGGGTGGCCAGTGGTGCTCGGTTGAGATGGAAGGCCTCCAGCTCCCGTATATCGGCCAGATGGACATAAAAACACGCTCTGTCGTCGAGCTGAAGACTCAATGGCCCTACGTTGATAGCTCAGGTAAGTCCAAGCGCGGCTTCAAAATCAATTCGCTGCCCGCAAAACCCAAGGCGGACCACATAGCCCAGGTCGCGCTCTACTGGAAGTGGATGCGCCGGCAATCCGAAAACGTAAAAATATTTCTGGTCTACGCCAACTGCAAATCATATCGCGTCTTCAGTTCCGATGACTCGGAGGAGCTGAGTGAACCGCGTTTGAATGATGCGCTCGACCGGCTGCGGATCGTCGCCCGCACCCGCGAGGCCATGATGGAGCGATCCAGTTCGATCAAGGAGCTGCTGGAGCTGGTGCCGCCAGACTTCAGTCACTGGATGTGGCGCGACAAGACGCCGGAGTTCAAGCAGATGGCCGAGAAGAGCTGGCAATGAAAAAGGTCGAAGGGCACACCATGTTTCTGGGGTACGGGGGATCAATCACCTCCCCTAAAAAAAAGCCCCGATGGCGTGATCGAATTTTGAGGTGGCTAAAACATGGGAGATAGCTTTATGGACGAGGAACTCGGGGGTGAACGACTAACAAATGTCGCCGATGAATTTGCGGAAGCAGTCGAGGATCATCATCAAGAAACGGCATACACCATGTTGTCAATCCGTATGTCAAAGCAACTTGTTGAAAGGCTGGAAAAATATGCAAAAGATTATGGCATATCCAAGTCTGTGTTTACCCGCATCGCAGTGGAAATAATAACTTCCGAGATGGAAGAGCGTGAGAACGAAATCGAACGGATGAACTCCATGACGGCAATTAAAGTGGACGATGAAGAGTTAAAAAAATATGACGGGGGGTAAAATGTTTCAGTTTCCGTATCCAACCAACCCTGGCTGGAAAGGTACGCAGACCAGCAAGGATGCTGCGGATCAAAAAAAAGAAACGAAGATCACAGATCAGGCAATGGTGTTTGTCGCACTGAAGAATCACCCTGACGGGCTGACGCCCGATGAGATCGCCGCAGTCTATGGCGAGAACTACATCAAGTTCCGGCCTCGATGCTCCGAGCTTAAAAAGAACGGCAGGCTGGAGGCGACAGGTGAGCGGCGGCCAAGTCACCTGGGCACCAAGCAGGATGTATTGAGGCTGAAATGACTGATAAATTACAGCAGGCAATAGCGGAGATTGAACAGGCACCGGCAGTTCCAATGCAAGGCGGCAAGATGTACACGATGGTGCAGGATCGCGTAGTGGCCTTCAGAAAAACATTTGCCTTTGAATACGGCATCGAGACAAAACTTTTGAAGGATGACGGCAAGACGATCCTGATGCAGGCGATCATCACCGACAAGTCAGGCCGCACTATCGGAAGCGGGCATGCAGAGGAAGTGCGTGGCAGTTCAAACGTGAATAAAACCAGCCCAATCGAGAACGGAGAAAGCTCGGCAATAGGCCGCGCCCTGGCTAGCCTGGCTTTGCATGGAGGCGAGTACGCCAGCGCGAATGAGATGGACAAGGTCAAGCGGATGGAAGAATCGAAACCGGCTGTGACCGAAAAATCGGAACCGCCCCCAAAGCAGGAGGACAAGACACCGGCGTGTCTGTTGAATGAAGACGGCTCACTCAACTGGGCCGGTGATCAGATCCAGGGAATGGAAGATCACCCGCATCTCGGACATCACATGGCGTGGAAAGAATTAAACCATGACACTCTGAAACTTCTGGCAGCGCAAAACCATGACGCTTACCAGCTGGTAGTAAAAGCGTACCACAAACGAAAATCAGTCTTAACCAACGGAGGATAAACATGCCATTTGTCGATATCTTGAAGTTCACGATGTTTCGGAACACTGATCGGTTTGACGGTTCCGCACCAATGGAGCGCGGCAAGCCCAATTTCAGCAACGGCAAGCTGACAATCGAAACGGACATACCAGCTGGTGTCTACAGCATCTCGGGCTGGCAGTACGCCGACAGTCTGAACATCGGCATCACCCTGTCGAAAAAAACAGACGAACCGATGATGATGCCGGTGGATGCACCTCCCAGCTCCGAACCTGTGAGTGTCGAAGATGACTTCGCCTGACGTTTTCCGCGCCCCGGAACTGCTTACAGTCAAGCAGGCGGTGGAGAGGCTGCACGGCTCCGACTATACCCAGACTGACATCAACCGCATGTGGACTGCCATCAGGCGCGGAACAATTGAATATTCCGAAATAGGCGGGCGCAAGTTCATCCCTGTATGGCAGGTGGAAAAACTGGTGAAACGTGCCCTCTAGGATTCTGGAGAAGGCCATTGCGGTTATTGAGAAACGGGCTGAAACGCACGGCGATTACCGCGAGAACTTTCAGCATACGGCTGAGATGTGGTCGGCGTATCTGCAGATGGAGATCGCACCAGCGCAGGTTGCCGTGATGATGGCCCTGCTGAAGTTCAGCCGCGATCAATGCAACAACGAGTACAACCCCGATCATCTGCTCGATGCCGTTGGCTATACGGCCCTGGCTGGAGCGATGGCCGCAAAAACAAAAATATAATTTTAATTCAATCAAACCAAGGAGAACGAAAATGGGCAAAGTAGTAATAGCACCTATAAATATCGAAATTCCAAAGCCTGAGATAGCCAGCTTGATTATTCCCATTAAGGGAACAGCACGGCTTGTCACTCATGCCTGGAGCAAGAAAGCCAAAGGCATGATACGCGATAGACAAACAGGCACACCTATAAATAAAAAAGCACCTAAAAATCCAGAACAGGATTATCAGGATAGCATGTATCAATCGACTGACGGTTGGTATGGATTCCCAGCTGTGGGATTTAAAAATTCCGCAACGTCTGCATGCCGTTACACAGACGCCATCCAAATGGTAGTGGCAAGGGGGGTGATCTTTGTAGAAGCAGATGGGTTTACAGAAGACGGCCATGAACTTGTGCGGATTTATGGTGACAAACCTCGTATGCGTGAGGATATGGTGCGGATCGCAATGGGTACTGCCGACATCCGGCATCGGGGAGAGTTCCGAAACTGGTCGGCAGTCTTGAAGGTGCGCGTGAATACAAACGTCATTTCAGAAAGTAATATTTTCAATTTGTTTGAACTCGCCGGACACCATGTCGGGGTTGGCGAGGGACGACCAGGGGCACCCAGAACATCAATGGATTGGGGGCGATTTAAAATTGACGAGAAACAAATGGCAGTATTAGAAAAGAAAGGTAGGAAAGCCGCATGACAAATTTACGCGATATGGAAACAGAAACGGCGCTTCTAAACGCTTTGGTGCGAACCACTGATGACGAACAACAGGCAGCAATCTATAAATTCAGGAAAGGCTCCCGCATACGGGGAGCCACTGCCCAGGTTGTCGGGGATGAGCTGGAAACCATCAAGGAGACAGCAGGAATACTAAATGCCGGGCTGGTCGTAAACGCAGCAAGAGATCCTGATCATCGTTTGCACAGTTGTTTTGAATGGGATGACTCGGTTGCTGCCGAGGAGTTTAGAAAAACTCAGGCAAGACATTTGATAAATTGTCTAATTACAGTCAGTCGAGAGGAAACAGGTGTGCAGGAATACCGGCAATACATTCAAATCACCAGAGAAAAAACACGATCATATGTGTCAACAGTTGAAGCTTTGTCTGATGCTGAGATAAGACAACAGGTTTTGAAAAAAGCTATGAAAGAAGCAAACAACTGGCAAGACAGATATGCCCACTACCAGGAATTGAGCAGTATTTTTAAAGCGATAGAAGATACCAGTGTTTAGTTCAAGGCAGTCCAGTTGGGGTTGGTTTTGGCCAGGTGTGGAGGGTACGCCCAGGCAAGTCGAGGCAGTCGAGGTAAGTCATGGCGGGATATGTTGGGGTGCGGCGAGGTACGGCGAGGTACGGCGCGGTAAGGCAAGGCAGTCCTGTTAGGGTGCGTTGTGGCCAGGCATGGATGGTCGGTTCTGGTGTGGTAAGTTTGGGCAGGGCAGTCGAGGCAAGGCGTGTTTAGGCGTGGTCAGGTTGGGCAAGGCCAGGTCGGACGTGGTCAGTCAAGGTCTGGCACGGCAGTGTGAGGTGAGTCAAGGGGGGGGCACTTAGCCCCCCCCCACCATTAGCCCCAATTCAGTGATTTTGCGTTGCCTCCCATTTTAAAATACTCGTCATATGTGATGTATGTAAAATTGTAATATATATCCAGCGGTTCGATTGCCTCGTCAAAGGTCAATTTTTCGTCGTCAGGCGCCGCCAGAAAGATTCCGTGGTCAGTGCCATCGTTAATCAGTCCAACGCAATATTTCTTTTCCATTAGCTTTCCCCTTTTCTAAGTTAAAATTAAAATCCAACCGCGTTGTCAAGTGCGGCACCTTCGGCGTTCTGATCCTTGACTTTATCGTCTAGCCAATGACCGTACTGGCGGCGGGTGAAGTCAGCTGAGTGGTGACCCATCTGATCAGCGATCTTCATCCAGTTGTCGCCATACTCATTCAACAGAACACTGGCGTGAAAATGCCGCGCATCATGCCAGCGGAATCTTTTTGCACCAATCGCATTGCATGCCTTGTTGAGCGTCCGGCGTCGAAGATTGTGCGCTGAGATATGGTAAGTACCGGCCATCGTCGGGAACACCAGGTCGTCGTTTCCGGACCACAAGGTGAGAGCTTTCCAGGCCAGCAATTTGGTTGCGAGGCTGGGCGGCAACGTGACGTGCCGTACCGCCAGCTTTGACTTGGGCTTGCCGACTTCGATCTGGCCGTTGGCGATCAATCGAAGAGCAACCCGCACATTTATAAAGCTCCTTTCAAAATCGATGTCCTGCCACTTGAGTGCGAACTGCTCGCCAAACCGCAGACCAGTTTTGAATGCGAAGTAAAGGGCAAGGCCCTCGCACTTCAGCTGGGTGACAGG